GCAATGCTATTAGTTACTGTAGTAGAGAAATTGGCATCTGCACCAAGTGCATCACTGAGTTCTTTTAAGGTATCTAAACTTGCTGGAGCACTGTTAACCAAATCTGCGACAGCTGTGCCTACAAAAGCTGTAGTGGCAATTTGCGTGGTATTAGTTCCAGATGTAGCTGTAGGAGCTAATGGAGTTCCAGTAAAAGTTGGACTAGCTAAGAATGAGGTTAATGCAGTCTGAGCATCTGAGGCTGAGGTAGATGCATTACTAGCCTGAGTTGTAGCTATGCCAGCTTGGGCAGTTGATATCCCAGCCTGAGTTGTCGATATTCCAGCCTGAGTAGTTGCTGTAGTCGCATGTGTGTTAGCTGTGTTCTTATGAGTTTCAGCTGTATCTCTGTAGCTTTGTGATAAATCTCTGGCACTTTCTGAGGCTGTCTTTGCAGTCTCTGAGGCTGTCTGATTTGCCTGAGCTTTAGCCTGATAATGTAAGGCTGAATAAAGACCTGAAGTTCCACCATTAGTGCTAGTAAGTGTAAAGGTAGAATCCTCAGCTGTAATTGCATATTTGCCAGCATCAGCTCTGTGGTCACTTGATGTATCTCTGGCACTTTCTGAGGCTGTCTGAGCTGTTTCAGATGCAGTCTTAGCAGTCTCAGCATCATCCTTAGCTGAGGTAGCTGTAGTTGCAGAATTGGATGCCTCAGTTGCTTTTGTAGTTGCTATTCCAGCCTGAGTTGTCGATATGACAGCTTGGGCAGTTGATATCCCAGCCTGAGTAGTAGCTGTGTTCTTGTGGGTTTCAGCTGTAGACGCATGTGTAGATGCAGTATCTCTAGCTGTTTCAGATGATGTCTGAGCTGTCTCAGCCGAATTTTTGTGGCTCAAAGCATTGTCTTTATAGACCAGTGTTTGGTCTCTATAAGTAAGAGCTGTATCTCTTGCACTTTCAGCACCAGTCTTTGCAGTCTCAGCTCCAGTCTTAGCTGTTTCAGAGGCTGTAGCTGATGAGGCTGACTGACTAGCCTTAGTAGTAGCAACTCCAGCCTGAGTAGTGGCAATTTGAGCCTGAGCTGTAGCTGTAGCTACCTGACCATCAATGTCAGCTGTCTGTGTAGCTGTAGGTCCAGTGTTGGACCAAAACGAACCTTTAACCATTAATATTCACTCCCAGCATATGGTGTAGACATTTGAAAGAGACCACCTCTCATCTCTTCCGATTCATTTTGAGCCATTAGTTTCTGAACTGCATTATCGGCTCTTTGTTGAAATAGTTGCATCCTCTCATCGACATAGTAGTCACATAGATATGAGCATGTTTGATAAGCTATTAAATCAGGTGCAAAAGATGCTAATGCTGGCTCGTCACTATCAGATGCGAAAAATGTAAGAGTACCATAGTAAAGCATCGAAAATGTTTCATTCTGAGCTACTACTGGTCTCATAAGTAAACTGGACCTAAGTCTGGTATAAATATTCTGCGTACTGCTTGTATCGTAATTATAAAAGTCAGCTATAGTTTTTCTATTTACAACTTTATCGTTACCTGAAGAATCTTTTCTGATAACTGCAATAGCCTCTAAATAATCGTTAGGTATTAAAAAACTTTCAGTTCCACCAGCATTAGCACCAGTAAAACTTGTTTGCCTTTCCATATTAGGTAGACGTAAATCTCGCTGGATATACTGGAAAGATATTTCCATGTATGAATCTATTAGACTATCGGTCAGGTCTGTACGATTCATCAGGTCTTTGATGAACTGCCTCAAAGTGGTTTTATTCATGGATTTCCCCTATGCTGGTGGGTCTGGAAATGTAATTGTATTTGGGTCAGTTACATCTTTTGTTATGTCTCTGAGCTTTTGTCTGTATTCTGCCCAAGCTGGTTTTTTATCATCAGGAAGATCAGGTAATTGACTGAAATCGGATGCCTCTAATAATTGATTTCTTCTAGTTCTTACTTGGTTCCATTGGCTGGCAAATTGTATTTCTTGCAATTTTGTATCTGATTTCTTTACTGGCTTTCCATCAACACAATCGTATTCATCTGGTTTATACTCACCTTCCCAGTAATTTTTATAATGTCCTGAATCTATAGTTCTTAAACTTGCATTTAAAACCATTTCAATCTGATTAGTTTCAGGATTGTACGTTGTGATTGTTTTTTGCATTATCGATAACTCACTATTGCAACATGATTTGTAACCATCCTAAAGCCAGTCCAGTTTAACTCATATCCAGCAACTTTTTGTTTGACTGTGTAAGGAAATAAACTTGTGCTCATACCAGTTAAATCTAAATGATAAACCAATTGCTGATGACTTGCTGATGCATAACCAGCTGTCCTTACAAATTGTGTAGGATTAGCACTTGTGTAACCACTTCCACCACTTGGTAAGGTTGTAAATGAATATAAACTACTAGTGTTTGGAACTATCCATTGTCCAAATCTCGCATAAGTTCCAGAACCTATTGAACCAGCAAAATCCATTATTGCGTATATTAGAATAGTGCATGGAGCATGGACTATTATGTCAAATGAGCCAGCTTGGATGTATGGGATATTATAGTTATAAGTTGAACTAGCTCCACTATCAGTGAAAGCATAGTCAGTTTCTGTAATATTATCGACTAAAACTTTATCGGTTGAAACAGCATTAGTACCAATCTTAGGTCCACTAATAGCACCCCCATCAATGTTTGCACCACCAATTGTACCAACTTTAAGAACACCACCTACGTTAGTAACTGTCTGACCATCAAGACTTAGCTGGCTGGCATTTAGCTGACCGATTGTAGCCTGATCTATAAATACGTTTCCACCTATTACACTAAATGGAGTTGTACTATTAGTTCCAGTTGTCTCTATCTTAAACTTGTCAGCCTGAACTACGAACTCAGATACTGGTTGAGGAGTACCAGTGCTAATTAATCCAAAGCCTGAGATATGACCATTGTTATTAATCCTGACACTGTAGTTAGACGAGATGCCATTTATTGAGTTCGTATTAGTTGTAATAGAAGAACTAAAACCACCAACTGTAGTTGTTAAAGTAGATACATCAGATGATAAGGTAGTAACATCATTTGAAAGTGTGGTTAAATCATTTGTGAGTGTAGCTACATTGTTAGTTAGACTGGATTGACCAGTCGATAATCCCTGAATATTTGTAGTATTTGTACTAACTGAACTAGTCAAATTTGTTATAGAAGTAGCTTGGCTGGATGTAGTTGTAGACAATGCCTGAACATTAGTTGTGAGGGTAGCTACATTTGCACTAGCTGTATTAGCAGTATTTACAGCTGTCGTGACTGAACTTTCAAGCTGAGTTATCTCAGTAGCTAAAGACGTACCTGAGGCAGATTGAGCTGAGGCTACAGTTAATAGTGAGGCACTGTCTCCAGTAATAGATTGTTCTGTAAGTTCTAAAACCTTTTTACTTTGTTCAGTAAACGTAGCCAGCTTTCTTAATTCTTGGTCTACATAATATGGAAACCCATCACCAGTAACTGGTCTAGGAGTAGGAATATAAGGTCTTAGTTTTTCAGCCATTATCGTCTACCTTGTGGAACTACATCAAGATCAAATCCTGATATTTCAAAATCTACTTTTTTATCAGTTTCCAATTTAAAACTTAAATATCGACCATTCATTCTGGTATCTAATTTATAAGCAGTAGAGCTATCAAAAGTTTGACTAGCATCAAATACTGGTGAATTACTTGGATATTCATGAGAGCCAAACTGAAAATAAATTGAACCATTTTCTGTGTTTTTGACAAAACTTTGAGGTGTAATTTTTCGTATCATTTTACGACCTTCAAGGTCAGTCATCTCATCCATATCGATATTTGCTTTAGAAACAAATGGAGTTGTTTCCATTTCAGTATCAATTGTGTAAGCAACTAGACCATCCTGAATAAAATCCAGAGCTGTCATTTTGTACTGTGAGATATTATCGTCAATGCTGGTCCTATGTAAGAATACGAGAGCATCATTTCTCTGTCCTTCAGTGCTCATGTAAGAACCACTGAAAGCATCATAAGATAATGCACCAGTTACAGTGTCATCATAAGTTTTACCTTTTTGTAAAATACTCATGGTTGCTGAGACAGCATTTGCAAGGTCACAAAAGCTCCAAGTATCAGAAACGTAGTTATAAACTACAGCCTCATTACAAGAATCTGCATTGGGATATTTAACCTCATCGTTAGCTGTATTGTAACAGAAATAAACTTGTTTATTCGTTACATCATGAGATACAAAACATTTGGAAATTAGATTTTTATTTATTCTTTCATAGACTTTATTTCGTACTCGACCAGCTGAGATTGATTTCCTAGCTGTACCATCGAACATATATATATCACTATTGCCAAACACAAAGTGAGTACCAGCGACCTCAACGACACAATTCGCATTTATAATTCCCTCATCATCATAAATTTTCATAAATGAAAAGATAAATGGAGACCCTACAAACTGCATTTTGTATATGCTTTTGTCACAGTAAATAATGAAGTCATCTCTAAGTGTGAGACCATCTATAATTTCAGTATTGGTATCTGATAATATATTCTCTCCAGAACTACGTGTTTGGTCAGTTTCATCCCAAGTAACTGGAACTGTGTTGTATGGTGTAACATCCGACCATTT